GCTGATCACTCAACCTTTGAACACCTTATTCATATGTTTCTTTGCTGTATTGCTGGTCTAGGTATCGGCACCCTAGCAGTCTGGGGATATCAAAAAATTAAAGAATCTAAGAATCACAACCCGTGATACATACGCATCGATCTAAAAAACTTAATAGGATAATGAGATGCAAAAAGTACGATGCAAAGAATGTAACCAAGAGTTTAATGTAACCACTAAATTTTTTTGTTGTGGTTGCCCAAACATGATGACCGTAAATGAAGACAAGGTTTCCGCCAACGATCTGAGTAAAGTTGTATGGAGTAAATCTAAAAACATTATAAAAAATGATGGTATCCTGACAAAAGATGACCTAAAATACCAGGAAGAACGGCGTAAACGCAAAGTTCGAAAACTCAACTTTGAAATCAGATGATCAACCTCCATCAACGTTACAACCACTATCTGAACACTGGATTGATCCTTAACGATCATGACATTAATGAAAGGATTATTGCCTACGGATGGAACGATGATGGTAAAGACATTGTTGGATTCTATGTCTTGACAGAAACCAAAGAGTTGTCTTATACTAAAGATGGTTCACTTATCGGTATTGAAAACCGTAAAGTGAGTCAAAAAACTTATGCTGCGTAAAGGCATATATACTCCTATAGTTTGCGTTATTAATTTTTAACAATGATCAGGCCCACTTTTCAAACAAGAGTTGTTCCCAACCACCTTTCTTTCCAGTATAGAGAAGATGGTGAGTGGGTAACTAAAACAGCCCAAGATCTCTTTGCTGGCAAAAAAGTAATTGTGTTTGCACTCCCAGGTGCATTTACTCCTACCTGTTCTTCCTTCCAACTTCCTGGATTCGAAAAGAACTTTGCCAAACTTAAGAAGGCTGCAAACTTGGATGATATTTATTGTCTGAGTGTTAATGACGCTTTCGTTATGGATGCTTGGTTCAAAGACCAAAAGATCAAAAAAGTAAAACATATTCCTGATGGGAATCTGGATTGGACTCGTTGGGCAGATATGCTTGTAAGTAAAGTCAATCTTGGTTTTGGACTTAGGTCCTGGCGATATGCGGTTATCATTGATGATATGGTAACCTCTCAGTGGTTTATTGAAGATGGAAAAACGGATCGTGCCGAAGATGATCCTTACGAAGCCTCTTCTCCCGAAAATATTCTAGAGTATCTCGGATCATAAATGAAACACCTCATCACTCCGCTGATGAATTTGGTTCATGCACATCCCGCAGCATTTGGTACTGTTGCGGGTGTGTCCCTTCTTTTCCCGTTTGCTTTCTTTATCTGGGACAGTGCAAAACACCCAGAAAAATATAAAGAACATTGACGGAATGTAGCTCAGCTTGGTAGAGCACTCGCTTTGGGAGCGAGGGGCCGTAGGTTCGAATCCTATCATTCCGATTTCCTAATCTTTTTCGATGGAAAAAATTACTCTCGAATACTTGGAATCGAATTTTGAGAACATCATGGACAGGTGTGAACAGGGACAATCCTTCCACATCATGACACCTGATGGGAAGGACGTGGTGTTGGTGCCTCAAAGTGAGGTTCTTGCACCACTAATTAGTCAAGGCATTGTTCATCCTTATGAACTGGAACAAAGTGCCAATCATGATGATGGTGATGATTATGACTGGTCAATGTACACGGATCACATGGAGGGGTCTTGACTTAAACGACCTCTCACCCTATAATACTTCAGTAAACATTCAAGGAAAATGTCCGTCACAACTAAGTTCAAGAAAGACATCGAAACTCTTCGTCTCGCTGCAAGTGGTGAAATCTATCTTGACGTAAAGAATCCGAAACTTTACAAAAAGGTTGTTCGTTATTATCAAAACGAAGGCATCGAATTCTCTGGTGAACCTTTAGATGATTATGAAATCTTCATGGACTGTCTCGCACAAGATTTTCAAACCACTGAGGTTGCATGAAAATCATTCATGAACGTTTCCCGTATCGTTATGTTGAATGTGGAACTCTAGACAATGGGTTCCCCGACTACCGTATTCAAAAGGCCGATAGTTGGACTAAACGTTATAAAGACATGTATCTTCTAGACAATCAGATGCAACTTCTGACTGCCATGGAAGACTTTGAATATACTAAGTGGCTCGACCCCGATCGAGTTCCTTGTTACATCAAAGAAGAGTCGGTATCCTCTCAAAACTAGCCCTGGTGGAGCCAATGGCAGATTTACATTTACTTTTTCCTACTCCAGTATACGAAAGTACTCTTGATATTCGTCCAAAAGAACTCTATAAGATTATCAGTCTTATGGAAAAACAAGATTGGAGAGAAGATCAAGATCATTTTGGTAAACCAAATGGAGCAGTGACTAAGCCTAAAAATCTTCTTCTTGAAGAGGGTTTTGAAGATCTTAGAAATCTCATTCAAATTGAGATGGAAAAGTATGTGTATGGTCTTCTGAACGTAGACAAAGATGCCCATGGGTTAGTATGTGTTACTGCTTGGGGCAATAGATATAATATGGGTGATTGGGCAGCAAAACACTATCATTCAAATGCAATGTTTAGTGGTGTGTTTTATCCCAAGTGCGTTGAGGAGGGTGGTGAGTTTCATGCCACCCGATCTGGGCCTAGTTGGTGTACTTATGATTGGGAGATTAACACTACCGATGTTACTCCCCTAAATTCTCTTACTACACCATTCAAACCAACAGATAGAAAGATTCTTCTGTTTCCATCTCATATGCAGCATTATGTTACCCCTGTTCAATCTAATGATGTAAGATACAGCATCGCATTTAACTATATGTTAGATGGTGAGTTTGGTGAGTTCCGTGAAAAGTATGCCAAAAAATACGGTCATGGAACTAATCATTTGACACTCAAATTCTAGTCTCGGGATGACTTAAAAAGCGCCCTGGTCGGGATGGGTCATCGACCCCTCGGGTTTCTTGTTTCCTAAAAACAAGTGGTGCGGATGGGGTAACCCCGCCTGGTTTCCAATTTCCAGACAAAGAATTGGTGGCGAGCAAAGGTGACCTTATGGAAGTTAAAACTGGTATGGAAATGGTTAATTTAGAACCAGATCCTAATTTAAAAGCAACTATAACTGATTTTATCGGCATCTATGATGATGCTGTTCCAGCAGAGTTCTGTCAACGTATGATGGACATTGCTGACAATAGTCATTTTGTGCAAACAAGACAGACTTTTGGTATTCAAGATAGACAACTTGTTCTGGATAGTTTTCATGCCCAGGACGTAAGTGCATTATACCGAAATGCACTAGAACCTTGTCTTCAACATTACATCGCAACTTTTCCATATCTTTCCAGTTTTAACTACGTTAGTAGTGCTGCCCTCCTTCAAATTACCCAACCGAAGGGTGGTGGATATCATATGTTCCATGCAGAAAACATTGATTGGAATGTCAATGACCGAGTTCTTGCATGGATGATATACTTGAATGATGTCGATGCTGGCGAGACAGAGTTTCTTTATCAAGGAATTAGGGTAAGACCTAAGACTGGTAGAGTTGTTCTTTGGCCCGCCAGTTTCACTCATTTACACAGAGGGAATCCCCCTGCAAATGTTAAATATATTATCACAGGTTGGTGGCAGGGTGTGAATGGTCTTCGAGTTACTGATACTGCAGGATCTAGAGAAGGTAATAGTGAATGAGGGTATTAGTTACTGGTCATAAAGGATTTATTGGGTCTAATGTTTATGAGTCTTTGAAAAAGAATCATGAAGTTGTAGGATTAGATTATCCTGATGACATCGGATCTTGGGATAAGTATTCATGGGTATACCAACCTAAGTTTGATATAGTAATTCATCTTGCTGCATTCGCTGCACTTCGAAAAAGTATTTCTAACCCAGATGTTTTCTGGGAAAACAATGTAGTAAAGTCTAAACCAATATTTGATTATTGTAAGGACAACAACATTCGCTGCCTATACGCAAGTTCTGCTGGAGTTTATGAGTGGTGGAGAAATCCATACGTCATGACCAAGAAGGTCAATGAACTCCAAGCGCCAAAGAACAGTGTGGGTATGCGATTTTTTAATGTCTGGGCAGAAGAAGATAGTAGACCAGACATGCTTTACCGAATGTTATTAGAAGGAAAGGCAAAGTATTTGACGCGCCATGAAAGAGATTGGGTGCATGTAGATGATGTCGTTTCTGCTATTGAAATATTAATGCATTCGGATTATACTGGCACAGTAGATGTGGGTACAGGAGAAACAACTTCTGTTTTAGATCTCGCAAAATTCCTGGGTGTAGAGGGTCTTCCAATCAAAGAAGACACTCCGAATGAGCCTGATATTTTGAAGGCAAATCCAGTTGTACTAAGGGATCTGGGTTGGGTTCCCACTCCATTTATGGACAAACTCCAATCTAAATGTTATACTAAATAAACTGCTACACTTTCCATTCACTTATGACTGAAAGACAGAAAACTGCACTGGTTCTTGGTGCAGGTGGTTTTATTGGAAGCCATATGGTCAAACGACTGAAATCCGAAGGATACTGGGTGCGTGGTGTAGACCTGAAACGTCCTGAGTTTTCTGAGACGGCTGCTGACGAATTCGTTGTCGCTGATCTGAGAGACTACAATACGGTCCAGAGATGCATCCGTTTCACTGGTTATCTTGGTAACTACTATCAGCAAATCGCTGAAAAATTTGCAGAACCCTTTGACGAGATCTATCAGTTCGCTGCTGATATGGGTGGTGCAGGTTTTGTTTTCACTGGTGAAAATGATGCAGATATCATGCATAACTCTGCCTCAATCAACCTCAATGTACTTGATTGTGTGCAAAAGTTTAATGAAAACCACGAGGTAAATAAAACCAAGATTTTCTATTCTGGATCTGCTTGCATGTATCCAGAACATAATCAACTGGATCCTGACAACCCTGATTGCCGTGAAGAATCCGCCTATCCTGCCAATCCCGACTCCGAATATGGATGGGAGAAACTATTCTCTGAGCGACTCTATCTTACATACCATAGGAATTATGGTATTCCTGTTCGTGTTGCCCGCTATCATAATATCTTTGGCCCAGAAGGGACCTGGGAGGGTGGAAGAGAGAAGGCACCAGCTGCAATCTGCCGTAAAGTCGCTTACCTCCCAGAGACAGGTGGATCCATCGAGGTGTGGGGAGATGGCTTACAAACTCGTTCCTTCCTGTTCATTAACGAATGCATTGAAGCGACTCGACGAATGATGGACTCTGAGTTCATTGGTCCTGTCAACATTGGTTCTGAAGAGATGGTTACCATTAACCAACTCGTTGAGACCGCTGCCAAAGTCTCTGGCAAAGTGGTCCAAAAGAACTACAAACTCGATGCTCCTCTTGGAGTTCGTGGACGTAATTCCAATAACGATCTCATCCGCGAAAAACTTGGTTGGGATTATTCCCAATCTCTTGAGGAAGGAATTCGCATTACTTATGAGTGGATTTCCGCTCAAATTCAATCTCGCAAATCTGAAACTGATAAGGAACTTGTAAATGTCTAGTACAGCTATTAGAAAGAAGACTATTAAAATCGATAAAGATGCCGTACGGAAGTTGGATATTTCCGCACTGGAATCTATTTCTCTGAATCGTAACGACTGGCTCTCTGCTGGTCAGAGTGAGTATCGTCTGTATGCCTGGTTGTCCAGCCAGTTTAACAACTCCGTTATTCTGGATGTCGGCACTCGCACTGGTGGTTCTGCCCTTGCACTCTCCTACAATGATTCCAACCAGGTTATTAGTTATGATCTGATGGAACAGGGCGCAAGCCAAATCCAAAAGGAAAACATCACCTTCAAGATTCAAGACTTCCGTGAGGATGACACTCTCGATTGGAAACGTATTTCGATCATCATGATTGACGTTGATCCTCATGATGGTGTTCAGGAAGTCGAGATGATGGAATTCCTGAAAGAAAAGAATTGGAAAGGTATCATGCTTCTGGATGATATTGGTCCTGGTTGGCCTGAGGTTCAGGACATGTGGGATGCAATTGAAGAACCCAAGATTGATGTGACTGAAGTGGGTCACATGAGTGGTACTGGACTTGTAAACTTTGGTTCTAAGCACGATATTGATTGGGCATGAAAATTCTAAACTTAGGTTCAAGTGGGCAGATTGGTGCCTATCTTTCAGAGTATCTTCGCAAGAAAGGTCATGTAGTTATTGATTTTGATAAGAATGAAACTCCTAATCATGATTTGACTGTAATCCCAAATCAATATCTTGAAAATGCAATTGAGACTGCAGACTTTGTATTCTTCCTTGCATTTGATGTGGGTGGTTCTCGTTATCTGAAGAAGTATCAACATACCTTCAAATTCATTGATAACAATGCCAGACTGATGGCACAAACCTTTGGTCTTCTTGAGAAGTATAATAAACCATTCGTCTTTGCATCATCTCAGATGAGTAACATGTCTTACTCTCCCTATGGTGTGATGAAACGAGTGGGTGAACTTTATACCAAGTCTCTTGGTGGTAAGATTGTTCACTTCTGGAATGTCTATGGCATTGAGAAGGACATGGATAAGGCACATGTCATCACTGACTTCATTAAGAAAGGATTTGAGACTGGTGACATCTCTATGTTGACAGATGGATCTGAACAACGTGAGTTCTTGTATGCAGAAGATTGCTGTGAGGCACTTGAATCTGTCATGGAGAACTATGATCAGATTGACAATGATGCCAATCTGCATATCACTTCTTTCAGTCAGACTTCAATCTTAGAAATCGCAGAGATTATTCAATTCCTGTTTGCGAAACTGGGACGTAATGTCACTGTTTCACCCTCCGAGTCTAAGGACGAGGTTCAAAAAGATAAGCGTAACGAAGCTGATACATATATTAACCGATTCTGGAAGGCAAAGACTTCCATTCAGGATGGTATTACTAATGTGTTCAATGACATGAAAGGAGAATATGTCTGACCCTATCAATGTAATGAAGCAGGTCATTGAAATGGCGAAACGATCCCCTGAGGGGGTCGATATTCCCATTTTGGGCCCTGAAAAGAAATTTCCAATCAACCTTATCTGCAATGATGATCTGGAGCCATCTACTTCTGTAGGTAACCGATCTGTTTATACTCGTTGGACTAGAGATGGTTCTGGACTGGTTAATCTTTATGTTAACCATATGGCTCTAGAGGTTCTTAGGGATCCTACCGATAAACCCAAGTTTATTTGGCTCCTGGAATCCAGAGAAATTATTCCTGAACAGTATAAGTTCATCGAAGAGAACTACGATTACGTTGCCTCTAAGGTTGATGGTATCTTTACTTGTGATCAGAGATTAACTGAAGAGGCTGGTCCTGATGGCAAGATGCTTTATTGCATGAGTAATGCAGCACCTTGGGTAAAGGAAAGAGACATTTATACTAAGAGTAAACTCGTCTCTATGGTTGCATCTAATAAGGGTTATACCGAAGGTCACCGCCGTAGACTTAGAGTTGTGGAAAAGTTCTATCAAGAACGTGGTGGTGACGATTTGTTTGGTTGGGGACTTCCTCAGGAATTAGCTTTGGACAACAAAGTAGAGGCCTTGAAGGACTACATGTTCTCCTTTGCTGTTGAGAACGCAAATTATCCAACTTACTTCACAGAGAAACTAACTGATTGTTTTGCCTGTGGAACCATTCCTGTGTACTATGGTACTGCAGGAGTGGCACAGTATTTTAATCACGAAGGCATCATCTTCCTTGATCAGAATGAACCCTGGGAAAATATTCCTTGGGAAAAGTTGACTCCAGAATACTATGAGTCAAAGAAAGAAGTCATTGAAGAGAACTTCCAAATTGCCTTGCACATGAGAGTCGCAGAAGACTACATGTATAAAAATTATCTTGTACAATTAGACCCATACAGAAACCAGAGGATTGATCCATTATGAGTACCGCAGAAGTTTTGCAAAACGATCGTAGTGGTTGGGAAGCCGAAGATCAAATTGCTGAGGAGTATCTCGCTGCTTGTGTTGAAGCGGTAGAATCCGATGAGGCATTCAGAAAGTTCAAGTCCAATCCCAAGTACACTACTATCCTTGAACATGTTCTAAAGGAACAGGGTTCTAACTATCTGAGTATGGCTGCTCAGATGAGTGAGAAGGACTTTTTCGATAACATTGAGAAGTTCAAAGAGAACGATAGTGTTGGTGAACCAAACCTCCAACTCTACTCTGACATTGGTTGGATTTCTCCTACTACTGCCAGGTACATTAAGAATACTTTTGAGATTGCTTTTCTCTGCGGCGACACACCTCTTAAGAGAATTGTCGAAGTTGGTGGTGGATATGGTGGTCTGGCTAAAACCATTAGTTGCGTCTGTGAGTTTGATGAGTACGTTCTGATTGACCTTCCAGAAGTCTCTGCTTTGCAACGAAAGTACATCGATCAGTTCCCAGAGATCAAAGATAAGGTAAAATGTATTCCATGCACTGAG